GAGGCGTTTAAGGAGTCTTTTTATCTTGGTTTACCAAAAAATTTGCATGAGATGGTTCAACGGGATGGTTCTATAGTCCTGAGATTTTCTCATGTTATTTCTATTCTTGCTGCTGAGATTATGCAGCGTCAAGAACAAAGACAAGATGTTTCCGAGTTTATGCGGAATTTTTCTTATACTAAGTACGTGACAGATGCTCGTTCTGTTCCGGAAAAGTATAATGGTCCTGTTTTCCAAGCATCTGAGGCAGACGTAAGGAAAAAGGGTGTTGAACGTGGTATCCGTGCTCAGCGGCGAGCTGATAAAACGGAGAAATTTCAACAACGTGTAAAATCCACTGAATCGGCTTTTATGTCCGAGGTGGTATCGTCTAGCGTTTCTCAGACGCGTGTATCTGAGACTACGACAACGACTACTGGACCTGTAGTTTTTACCTACGGTGATCGACCGTGGGTAGTTGTTGATAAAAAGGAGGAACCCTTACGACCTGTAAGGCCTCCTAAGATTAGAAAAGCTCTTCCCCCTATTCCAGTTGACAAGTACGAACGTCAAATGTACTTGTCAAAATGGTGGGGTGGAGAGAAAACCGTTGGGGATTGTGTTCGTTATGCCATTGATCCGAGTTGGCAAAAGCTTGAGCTCAATTCTCAGCTGAATTCTGCTGGTTATGGAGAAGGTTTGCAAGATCTTGAGATGAAAAATATAGTTAGATTTAATATAGATCTTGCGGATCAAAGAGAATTTCATGTAGCGGGGATGTGTGTCACGTCCCCTTTAGTTTTGCAAAACTTTCTTCAAAAGTTTCAGTATTACCTTACTAGTCCTGACCCTAGGATTATGATTAAGGGTGCTCTTATGACTCGCATTCTTTTGGTTAGAGTTATTTTTGAGTCTCGTTTACCAATAGGGACCAAAGATTATCTCATTAAGAAAATGAGAAAATATGGAGTTAAGAACCAAGTTTTTATGACCTCTCCACAAGTTATATATGATGCCTGCAAGATGGTACGAGACGACCCTGAGTGGTCTTTTAACTTGAGTCAGTTTCCGTTAGTAGGACAATTGTTGTCTATTTTGGAAACTGAAAGTTAT